TTGCATTGGTTCTCATGCTGCCTCGTGCTTGTTGGGTTTCTTGAGCGATGGTCCAGCCTTTGAGTATATGCCGAACTGCTTGTAAGCGATCAACCTTTTTTCTTTCTCAGCGGTCTGTTCACCAATGCCGTGCATGTAGTTCACCATCTCTCCGTTGGCACGGCGACGATCAACGCTCTCCGTAGCAAGTTGTGCAGCGCTTTTCTCAGAAAAACCCTTGGCGCGGAATTGCTGATCGTTTGAAAAGACACTAGGGCGGCGGTTGTGCGCCCAGTGAAATGGCGAGTCTGGATGGCAGTTGCAAGTTTGTTGCACGTTGGTTCCTTTTAATACAAAACAGTTGCGAATAGGGTCGAATTTAACAAGGTCACTGACTAGCACGCACGGCCTCCATAACGGAGCGCATCTTCTTCAAGCGCAGGGCCGCCAGCACGTCGTCCATGGCCAGCTCCAGCTCACGCACAGTCACAGCTTCAAGCTGCGCGTCATGCACCTCCATGCACAGGTTCAGCGCCTTGAGTTCTTCACCCTTGACAATGAACCTCATGCCGTTAGTTACACCGCGCTTAGCCAGTGTAAACAATGCGTCCTGCCCGATGCGAATTTCTTCTTTCCAGTCAGCGCCCCAACCCCTGTCGGCCAGCGCTTCCGTGACGTTCATTGCGTTGATGAGCACGTCGATCTCTTCCTTGGTTGCAGTGCCCAGCCGCAGCGTGTTCATTGCATCGTGGTTGCGTATCTTGATCGTGGCAGTTTCGCTGACCTCATCCATGCGCTTGAGTCCTGACTGCACCCACGCCATGTTGTCAAGGCGCACGCCCTTGGGTTTGTACTTGCTACGCTTGCGCATTCTTTTCTTTCAGCTTGGCTTCGATCATTTGTCGGATGTCATCAACGCAAGCGCCAATCATCATTAAGTCAGTTCTTGTGAAACGGGCGTCAACAAGCATCTGGTCAAACTCCTCATCTGTCAGCCCCACCCACTCACGCTTTGCAACGGTCGCGGTTACGGCGGCTTTGCGCAGGGATGCTTCACGCTCGATGCGGTTGAACTCTTCGTCTTCTTCAGTCATTTCTTCTCCAGTTCTTTTTGTTTGATGCGCTCAATGCGCTCCAACCTTTTGTGGTGGGTCGTGACGTAGACCACGAACTCCATATCGTGCATAACGCGATTCCAGTAAGGTGCACTGTTGTCGCGCTTCGGTGAGTCGCTGATCCCACCATCTGCGTCAGCACGGGCCTTAGCTTCGATCACGCGCATACGTGCGTCTCCAAGCATCGCTTTGGCAGTGTCGATGTCAAAAGACTTCGGTGTAATCATGCTGTTGCTCCTTCGGTTATGACCCATTCGGTCTTTGGCTTCTTGTAGAACGCACCCCACTTGGTTCTGTCTTTGGGGTGCGGGCAGTCGTCCGGCACAGGCACAGCTACCCACACCTTGGTGAACTGCCCACGGTTGCCCATGCGCCAGCGGTCCACGTACACATCGGGCATGGACTTGAGGGACATCCTCACGTTGGATGGGTGTGCGCCTATCGCATCCGCGATCTCATGCGGTGTCAGCCCGTTTGGGTTTGCACGCAGCAGCGTACGGATTTTCTTTTGGCGTACAGGGGTCATGCTTTCTCCAAAAGAATTGTCCAGATCACTTGGCTGCACCGGGCGCACTTGTACCAGTAGCTGCCCGGGTTGCGGTGTTTGATGCCGAAGTTGCTCGGCTCCCAGCGGTGTTTGCATTGGGTCATCTGTTCTCCGATGGCACAAATTTAAACGCCTTGTTCGCGTTGATAAGCCCATAAGGGCTGGCGGTGAAGTTATGGCCCTTGTAGCAGTCATAACAGTACTGAGTTGGCGACTTAATGTCGCACTTGCACTTGCGGCAAAACTTCCACGGCTTGCGCTTAATGGCTTTCTCACGTTCTTCGGGTGTCATGTGTTTTTCTCCAAAAGCTGTTTCACTTGCTCGTACACGCCGTTCCTTGCGGTGTTGTCGGCTTCCAGCCTGTCCCATCCTGCGTAGCGCATCTCGTTCTCGCAGTGTTGCAGCAGTTCATACATCTCGCGCAGGCAGTCCGCAGACTTGCCATGTAGCGGCCACAGCATCTCCTTCTCCAGCAGGTAAGCCAGCCGCAGGGGTTCGGGCCATTTGCTGATACGCAACAGCTCTTGCGTTGCGTCTTCGTTTGCGTATTGGTCAGTCATAGCGGTGCATCCTCATGGTTGTCAGGGTTGAACTTAGGAACACGGTTGCCCGTGTCCTTGGGGTTTGGGAATGGTGGGAAAGGCCATGCCATTTCAGCCTCCAAAGATTTTACGCAGCTCGTCATACAGGGCACGCGCTTGCTTGATACTCAGGTTGTTGAGCAGGGTCTCTGCGTCCCATGCAGCGTTGATCTGCGGCGCGGCTTCTGCAGGCACGGGTATGAACGGGGGGCGCGGCTTGGCCGCTGCTTTGACGGGCGCTTCCACCACAGCAGCCTTGCGCTGTGACGTTTTCAACGGCGTGTACTCCGCCTGTTGTGCGAACAGGAACCCGTTGCGCTCTGCAAGCTGTCCCTGCTTGATGAACTGCCCGAGCAGTGAAGATGTTGAGCTTTTGGCAAACCCTTGTTCCGCGAGCAAGCGCGTGATCTCTATGCGGCTCTTGCCGGGGTTGTCTCGAACACAGTTGAACGTGGCGCGTGTGACGTTGTTGGTTGTAACGAAGAATTGTTTAGGCATGGTTGCCTCCTTGGCTTGGGTTGTGATGGATTGAATGACGGCCGCGCCGCCTTCGTCGTCACACTCGGCAGGGAGCTGGGCACGGGTCTGAGCTTTTGAGAGCGCTTGCTCAAGCGCAGTTTTGATGTCGGGCATGATGACTGTTCCTTTCTTATTTGGTTGCGGGCCAGCCGAGCTTAACCAGATCGGCCATGACGTTTGCCAGTGCAGGCAGGTTCTTGGACATGGGCGCTTCTTCTGCTGGGTAATACTTCTCGAACTCGGGCAATCGAGTCATGAGCGCCTTGCGTGTGGTGCACCCTTCGATAGCACATTGCAGTTTGATGCGAGCTTCGTCTATGGCTTTGTCCTCCGCCTTGTATGGCGCAGACAGCTCTTTAAGTTTGTCCTCGGACACGTCACCTATAACAAGTTCTCGCGTGCTCCAATTCATGCCGTCATACAGCAAGTCATTGAAGTAAGAGGTCTTGAGCGCACCGGGGCACTCCTTGAACACCTTACGCACAGCAGGGCTCATGGCCTTGACGACGGCAGCTTGCAGGTCAGCCCGGCGCTTAACTTTGTCGGGCTTGGGTACGTCAGCCATGATGGCTTTGACGATGGACTGACGGACGTATTTGTCGATTTTCATGGTGTGCTCCTTACTTGGTTGCGGGTTGGTTGATTGGACGGGCAAGCAGCCACTTGTCTCCGAGAAAGCGCAGTGAGCGTACCCACTGGCGGATGTTGTGGCGCTGCGTTGAGACAGGCGCGTTGGCGTGGCAGAAGTGGCGACGAGCGCGGGAAAGCATAGTGGTGTTCATAGGTTGTACCTACCTTTCGTGTTGAATTTAAGATGCCCGGGTTTTGGCTGCACGATGTTCTGTAGCAGCTTGGTGACAGGCCGAAGCCCGTGTTCGACAGTGATGTCGATGTCGTGTTTGATGCCGAACAGCGTGGTGTAGCTCTCCAGCATTGGGTTAAGTTCCTTGCATGCGAACCACAACGCGGCCTCATAGCTTGGCTCCTTGGGCTCGAACACCATGCTGATGTCGAACTCGACACGCGCACCGAACGAGCCGATGCGTATGGTGCTGCCGATCTTGTCAGGACTCATCCAAGACGTGCTGGACAACTCAATCGTGCCAGCAACCATCAACGTATCGTGCCAAGACAGGACGGACGCGTTGCGCTGCACGTCACTGAAGATGAAGCGTGCGAAGTGCGGCTTACTGGTGTAGACCAGCCTGTTGTTCTCCCGCACCTGCAACCCTTCCAGCTTAAAAGGAGAATTTGTTGAGGATGTCATCGACTGCTTTCTTTGTGTCCTGACGCAGCGCCTCGTCCTTGCGCAGGTCTTTGGGGTCAACACCGCACAGCGTCTGCTCCAGTGCTTTGCGTGCAGCTTCGAGGTCAAGGTCGTTGACCACGTTCAGCGTCTTGGTCAAGTCGCACAACTCCAAGGCACCATCGACAAGGCTGTCGTGGAACCTGCGCTGCTTGGCTTCGCCGTTGACGTAGTCAGTGGTCAGTCGGTCGGACATGCGCTTGAGGTGATCCCCAAGACGTTGGCGCACATCCTTCATGGCCTCGTCCACACGCTCTTGTGCAAGGCGCTCCAGCTTGGCCTTGATGTCATCCATCGCAGCGTTGCCCACGTCCACACGGAAGTCACCCGCCGTAGGCACGGGCATGTAGTTCACACGGAAAGCGAACTTGGTCATGATCTCGTTCTGCGATGGGTAGTCGTTGCGCTGAAACATATCCCCCAACGCCATGGCCTGTGCTGTGATGAGTGTGGGGTAGATGTCAACGAACGACTCGACCATCAATGCGAACTCTTCCTCGAAGGCATTCATCTTGGCAGCGAAGCGCTCGAAGTTGGCAGTAGGCAGCAGACGCAGACCCGAGTCGGACCACGGCAACGTGTTGTCGTAAACGTAGCCACGCGCACGGCCGATCATTTGTTGGATGACCTCAAGTTCTGTGCGACCTGCAAGCAGGTGTTTGTTGACGCGTGCTGCGTCCTTGGCTGCAGCGTTCTTGGATGTGACGATCTCGTCAGTCGCACCCCTGTCCAGCTTGCGTGCAGTCCACACAGATGCGTTGAATTCGGCCAGCATGGCGCAGGTATCAAGGTTATAGCGAGTTGTGTTCATGGTTGGTTCTCCTTAACTGATGTTGCTTGCGTTGTTGAAATAGGTCTTGAGCGCACGCAAGGCAAGGCGCTCAATGTGGGCTTGTTGGTACGAGATAATATTGGTGCTGACTTCGGACAGGTTTTTCTGTAGGTAGTGGTAGATGATCTTCTCCACTGCGTCCACTACCAGCCGTTGCGTTGCCTCGTCGTGGTCGGCGAGCAGTACCGTGTTCTTCAGTGCTTCGTTCATGGTTGGTTCTCCTTACTGGTTGATGGATTCGGTTTGCCTTGCCAAGCGCAGGGCGTTGAGGGTTGCGGAAGACAGCGTGCCGTTCAGTGATTCTTGAAGCGCATAAGCCACAGGCGCAAGCACCCGCACGTCATCATCGGTCAGCAGCTTCCTGATCTTTTCTTCGGGGGGGCCCTTGGAAAAAGCGTAACCGCTCTGAACGAACGTCGGTAGGCGGTATACGCGGAAATGCGTGTGCCCGAGGTCTTTGTTTGCAACCCATAGGTCAAGCTCGGACTGCTTGTGGTGCAGCGTGTATTCGTCAGCATCCCACTCGTCGGGGTTCTGCAAGGCCTCCATGATCTCCGCGCCAAGCGCTGAGAGTTGCGGCGCAGGTGGAGGCATCACCTTCTTCTTGAACCACTTAAACATGGTCGATCTCCTGTTGGTTGTATTTCAATTCACACAGCGCTATGGTGCTCTCCACCATCTGTCGCTGCTCCTCGGCGCTGACTGAGTAGAAGTCGTGCATGAATGCCACGATTGGCGGGCTGAAGCCCGGGTCAGCGAAGGTGCCGTAGATGATCTGCCCTGATTGGTTGAACGGCGGTCCGGGCTTGAGTAGCCGATCCCTCGCAATAACTCTCCGGCGGAAGTCGAAGACAACACCCTTGCTCATGACGAACACCTCGCTAAGTTGATGCACGCATCCCGCAACTCGTTGGTGAGAGGCGCACTGGTGGTGAAATTTACAAGGCGGTACGTCACGGGGCCGATCTTTGCGTTGATGGTGTACGAGTACGACCCCCCAAAGTTCGAGCGGTGCACCCGAAAGTCCACCATGCCCGACTCGGCGGCACGCACCACTTCCCAAAACCTAACCTCCACCGCGCTCATGGGCGAATCCTCAACACCTTGCCTGCGCGTGGTACTATTTTTGGTGTGGTTAGGGCGCGTTCCACAGACCACCCTCTAGACAACCTCTGCCAAATTCTCAGCGCGGGTTGCCCTGTTTCATCCGCCCATTGTTTTATTGTCTGCGCGCGCCCGTCGAAGCGTAAACAGCGATTGCCCCTACGGTTGTTTTGCTGCGCATTAGCTGTTGCCCACGTGCAGTTTGCAGGGGTGTACCCTTTATTGTTGTTTTTTCTTTCCAGCGTCATACCGTCAGGCCGAGGCCCCATGTCTGCAATGAAGTTTTCAAACTTGCCCCATCGCTTGCACACTTTGATGCCTCTCGCGCCGTGGTACTTAAAGCTGGTGTTGTTTGGGTTCTCGCACCTGTCGTGCATAGCCCTCCAAACCTTGTACACAGGTGTGCGCGACTGTCCGTGCTTGCGGTTACTGTCTGCCACAAACTGCCCTGTCGAACACCCGCACGATCCTGTGAAGCCCTGTACAAGGTTTGTGGCCCGCGCAACGATCTGTTTGCCGCAATCACAAACGCAACGCCACTGCGTGCCCCCCTTCGGGTGCGAAGGGGCTTGTTCGACCACCGCCAGTTTTCTAAAACGAGCGCCAATTGAGACTGTCTTTCGCATAATCAACTCCTTATGGTGTGATACGTAAAACTTTCCCCGCTTTGGGGGTGAAATCGCAATTATCCACTATCCCCCACAGCGCTGGCATCTCAGGCATACGGTAGTCTGATTCTATGTACCCGTCACTTAGATATATCACAGCCTTGGCCTTGATCTTGTGCTCGGCCACATAGTCAGCAACACACGACACAACAGTGCCGCCACCGCCCTTGGGTGCAAGCTGCGTGGCAATGTCTTGGTACTGCTCGGGCTTGAACACCTGATCGCCACACACTGACGTGTCCCACCACAACATGCGCACACTGTCAGGCCGTGTGTTCTGCACGATACGCGCCACCTCACCGAACACGATAGGGTATGCCCAGTGCATGGAGCCCGAGGTGTCACACGCGATGATGATCTCGCCCACGTTCTCGTCGAAGTGAGAAGGCATGATGAAGCCCGAGGCAAGCAAGCGCTTGTTGGGAGGACAGAAGCGTGAGTTCTCGTCGCCTACGCACACAGAGTTGATGAAGTCCTGCAACGCATCACGCCAGTTGGTCACGCGCTCCTGCGCTGTGCCGAGGATGTCACGGCCACCAGCTTCATCGCCACGCATCTTGCGCACAAGCAACTCGCCTTGGCGGTTGGCGTCGTCGATCATCTTGCCCAGCTTCTCCTTCTCGTCGGCAGTCATGGGCTCACCCGTGCCGTCACCCTCGCCGTCCATCTGGTGGTCGTCCATGGCTTGAGGTTGCTCCTCGGCATCCTTGAGCAGCTCCTGCAACACCTGCGGGTACGACATGCCCTTGAACTTGGGGTCGAACAGAATGTTGATCTTCTTGGGGAAGTCCATGAACTTGCGGTCAGGGTCAAGCTCGTCGATCAGGCCGTTGACCACGAAGTCCATCGCCGCGTTGTTGATCTGCGGACCGAAGCGCTTGCTGTACCCGATGTACGTGGGCAAGACGCAGTGCTTGAGCGCAACGTGAAAGTTCTCATGCAGCACAACGAAGCGCAGCTCCTTGCGTGACAGGTCGCTGATGAACTCAGCGCCGTACCATTTGTTCTTGCCGTCAGTGGCAGCAGTAGGCATGCCGTCCTTGACCTCGGACTTGCCCATGCACACGATGCCGGACAGCAAAGCGAACTTGTGGTGGCGCATCACGTCGATGTTGCACGCTTGGATTTTCTGGTTGGGTGTAAGTTTGTCAAAGCTCATGGTTACTCTCCTTGTCGGTATTGTTTAAGTTCAGTTGGGTGAAAGAGTTCAGCCATCTTTGGTTCGTGATGGACAACGACGAAGTCCGGTATACCGTAGTGCATGGCCCACAGCAGCGGCACAGTGTCCCGCGCTGCGTACAGCATGTCCTTGGTGTACTCGGACTTGTCGAAGAACTCACGGTGAACAAGGCGCAAGGCCTTGTCCTTGATGCCGCGCCCCACGTACAGCGAGATCGCTGCCTTGCCCCTCGATGCAGTCATCCACACCTTGGACACGATAACGATCTCACCGTCAGCGTTGCGACAGAACAAGCTGATGTTCTGACTCTTAGCGTATCGACTCGCGCTCATTACTTAGTGCTGAAGAAAATCTTGTGGGCAGCCAACATCTTGCCGAAGTTGGTCAGCGTCACATAGATCGACACGCGCTGTGATTGGGCCACACTGTTGCAGAAGATCGACTGCATCTCAGCACGCATGCGCCACACATACTCGACAACCTTCTCGGCATCCTCACGCGTATCAACACGCGAGACGAACTGGAACACCTGCACAAGCTGCGCGGTGGGGTTATCGGACAGAGGCGCAGTCGCTGGGTCTTTCAACACACGCTCAAGCGAACAGATGTCACGACCGAAGCGCACGAACGAAGACAGAGCCTCGGCAGTCGTAGCACCAATGGTGCCGATCAATGCAGCCTCAAGCGTATCGTCGTCGAGCACACCGTCACCAGCATCAAGCACGTCACCCGCTGCAACCAAGCTGCGCGGCGTAGCGTAGGCCAGTGCCATCGAACGAGGGTTGAAGATATAACCGTTGTCCTTGGACTGATCCTTGCCCTCATGCTTGCCGCCCTTCTCATAGTCGAGGAACGAGTCCATGACCTGAGCGTAGCTGTTGACGAATGCAATCACCGATGCGTTGGTGCCCTTGTCGATAGCCCACTGCACCCACTCGCCAGCCGTAGGCTTGCGCATCTTGACGAACACGAGACGGTTGCGCAGGTGCGCTTGGATGCTATCGCCCAGACCCTCGACTGCGAGGTTGGTTGCGCAGAACACAACGCTGCCCTCGGGCATGTGGTAGTTACCAACGCGGCGCTCATAGATGATCGGAGCCAGCACGTTCTTGATGAACTGCGGAGCCTTGGCGATCTCGTCGAGGAACACCATGATTGGCTTGGCACCGTTTACACCCATCTGGTTGACCTTGCTGACACCGAAGCGCTCGTTAGGCAGCTCACGAGACACGCCGTTCTCACGGTCGAGGTCAGGCATCCACACAGAACCGTCAGACAGCTGTGTGCAATCGACAGGGTCAACTGCGATATGGTCAGCGAACTTGGGATGCTTCTTGAGCGCATGGAACAGCGCGGTCTTGCCGATACCGTTCTCGCCCTCGACGATGACGGTGCGTTTGTCACCTACTGCTGCGATGAGGTTGAGGACTTGAGTGAAAGAAAGCATTTTGTTCATGATTGAAAACTCCTAGTGATGAAAAATTGTGTGAGACACAGAGGTCTCACGGGGGTAAAAAACTGTCGGTTTGAGTAGTGTAACGTATTTGTCCAGTGTTTGACAACTCCTTTCTGAAAGATTGATGACCGTTCCCTTTCTCCCTGACGTGTCAGGGGTGGGCAGTGGCGGTGGTGCGTGGGTATTCCTTGGCGTCCATGAACGGGGCCAGTGGGAGGGCGTCGGACTTGCGCTTGAGGAAAGAACATTCCCGCTTGGCTATTCTCCACAACGCGTCAGCCAGAGTCTTCTCTGTAACTTGTTCTGATACGGGGGTGTTGGGGTGTTCGGCCGCTGCCTTGGTGGCTTCGTAGTCGTACACCTTCTCGGCCACACACATGAACGCGTTGATCTCGGCCTGCAATATGTCAGGCTTGCTGCCATGTGCTACGCGCTCCAGTGCGCTGCGCTGTTGCCATGTGACGTCTACACCTTGGAATGGTTCGAGCAGGTCGAAGTCGATGTTCACGCGCTCAAGGAATTCGGGTATGCGCATGCAGGCCAGCGTGACGTACGGCTCCATGTTTGCCCGCGCCTCCTTGTGCGTGGCCTTGTCGTCGGGGCTCATGCGTTTGGTGTAGTGTGTTGTGTGCGATGACTTGGCCACGTCGATCAGGCGGCGATCAACAAGCCACAGGTCAGCGCTGAACGTGGAGCCCTTGTCCGTGATGCTGTCTATGTTGGCGATGGGCAGCGCGACAATGCGCCCGTCCGTTGTCAGTCGTGTGTTGTAGTGGTGTACGTTGAGCACATGGCGCATGAACTGTTTGCTCATGTTGGATGGGTGCCCGGTGTACAGCACACGCCGCCCTTCTGCTGTTGGTTTGTAGTAACGTGCCATCACTGTCTGGTGCAGGCAAACATCGTAGTGCTCACCGCCGTTAAGCCGCTCGATGCGGTAGTGGTATGAGCGTGAGTCCTTGAGTGGGCGTTGGTTGTCGGCCCACTTGCTGCGCGGTTGCTTGGTGTTGTTGAACGTGCTGTGCGCTGCCTCCCACGACTCGATGCTGGGCAGGTTGTGGATTGATGATGAAAACATGGTTGCTTCTCCTAGTGTTGTGTGAGACGACATGTCTCACGGTTGGTTAAATTAAAACGCCATCCTCATCGAACTGCCAGTTGTTGGACTCAGCGGCTTCGATCAGTGACTCGTCGCTGGTGAGGTGTTCGTACTCAGACTCAAGGTCGCTGTATATCTGCCGGGCATAGGCTTGCGCCTCTTCGAGTACCCATGTCTCCAGCTTGTCCATGAGGTCGTCGATGTGGATGCCCTCGCACAGTTGGTAGATGTCAGCGCGTTGCAATGGGCCTTCCTCTTGCAGTCGCTCTTCGTCGTCAGCTTCAAGGTTCGCAAGCCCGCTGTAGTCGATGCTCTCAAGGCGCATCATGTTGTCGTGCACGTAGTGATACCCGCTGCGGTTGACGTTGGTGCAGCGCTCGGTCCACCCGTTGTTCTCTGCAAGGATCGCTTGCAGTACGAAGTACCGTGCGTACTCGGGGTCGTCTTCCTTGAGGTGGTGCTCAAGGAATTGTTTGAGGTCAACGCGCCCTGTCCACGATGCACCATCACCTTGTGACCAGAACCCTGAGAAGCGTATGTCCTCGATCTCGAAGCCACGCTCTTTGCCCTGCTCGATTGCGTAGTTGTAGGTGTCCTCCCACCATTCGTAGTCCAGTGATTCGCTGAACCACTCGCGTGCTTTCTGTTGCGCCTTGGCGCTGAGTTCTTTGTAGCTGAACTCTGTCTGTTCTGTCTCGGTTTCGTCTGTCATGGCGTTGCCCTTTCTTTGAATTGCTTGGCTGCTTGCTCAAGCTGGTTAGTTACGAACTCGATGGTCTTGTAGTTGGACGGGTTGTTGAACATTCCATCTGGGATACCTTCTCCCATGCGTGGCGCATAGTCACTGCTGTGATTGCAGTCGAAGCCGAACACCGTGTACTTGCCGCCGTCCTCATCACCACGCGTGTCGCTGTACGTCCACCCACCATGAATATCTGGCGCGTCTTCGTACATGCCGCCGTCACCATACCCGTGCAAGTCGTTGTATGTCTTGCCGAAATCAGGGTGGCCGAACGGGATGAAGATGTACCCGCACAGGTGGCCCCACGGTTTGTGGCGCTTGATCTCACAGATGTACCCCGCCTCGCTCATGAACATGAGTTGATCGGGCTCGTGCTCCCATGGTTTGTCATTCACTGTCGTTCTCCTTTGCTTGTTGACGGTATGCGTTGAGCGTGCGCCACTTGTCCAGCTCCTGTGTTGATACGACCTGCACTGCGGCGTTCTTCTGTGCGTTGAACAGCGTGAAGCGCAGCTCGTAGTTGTTGTCGTGCCCTGTATACCCGCCCTTGCCGACGTAGCTCTCATCCCACGTCTCAGCGTCTTCAGCGATGGCCAACATGGCGTCGAGCTGCTCAGTTGTGAGCAACAGGTCTGCGCTGCCGAACCTGATCTTGAATCTCATTTGCTTTCTCCCTCTGCTTTGAGGCATGCGGCGATGTACGCCAGCACCTCTGCTTTACGGAAATGTTTTGTAGAGTTGCTCGTGCTACCTTTGCCCATTGAGTTGAGTACAGGTTGTGGTGCGTTGCCGTACTTTCTGTTCAGCCCCCTGTACTTCGCCGCAGTTATTCCTGCTTCTTCAAGACACTCTTTAAGCAAGTGCAGTGGGCCGCGTTTCACCCCTGCTTTCTTGTCTGCGTGGTAGTCAGCAAGCAACGTGTAAATGTTTTTGTTCATTTCAACTCCTCGGGTATGTCGATGTTGTCACCCAACTTGGATGCAACGTAGCACCGCATGGCTGCGATCAGGGGTGTGGGGCCGTCCTCCCAAAGTCCAAACTCAGATAAGTGCGCTTGCCAATACTCGTTGACCATACCCACACTCATCCCCTCACGCTCAATGATCGGCCCGCCTTGTGCCCAGTTGGTTGATGGGGTGTAGATGTACCAGCTACGCTTGCCCTGCGGTGTGTACATAACCTGCACTGGGGCGTGTTTGATAAACACGCCATGACCCTCACACTTCGCCACCGCCCAATCAAGGGCAGCGCCTGTCAGTTCATTCGTTTTCATCCTACCCTCCAGTAATAGACGTCCAGCAATAGGACAACAATGCACGCCATGTAGATGGCGCACGGCAAAACGTGTGAGACACGCGGTCTCACACGCACAGGGATAGGCCTTGCGGGCCCGGTGTACAGCTTCATGGTTTCTCCATTCCTTTGTTGGCTATGCGTCGGATTAGTGCGAAGGCGTACGCTGTCGTGAGCGTGTCCCGGTCTTTCTCATTCAGCGCGTCCCATGCAAGGCGCATGATCTCTTCGATGACGTCGATTGTTTTGTCGAGGCTGTCTGTGTTGGTGTTCATGCTTGCTTCTCCTCACAACATCTCACGCAGCACATCCTTGACCTTCTCTTCCCAGTCAATCAGGTCAAGCTCCTCGTCCACGTGCTCGGTGATGATGTCCTGCACTTGGTCTTTCGTAACCCAGCCCTCTTGGCGCTCGGCGTACTCGTTCAGCGTTTCCCGTGCTTGGTCAGCTGAAATCTCCTCGATGGTGTCTCTGTCAAAGTGTGCGTCCCGGCCTTCGTGGCTTTCAATGGCCGTCTCGATCATGTCCGCGATCTCTTTCTTCATCTCAACATCCAGCAGCGCAAGCGTGTTCCGGGTCTGTACCAAATGGTTGAACCGTGTCTCCACCAGCATGTCGATGTGCTTGGTGACAGCGTCGAGGAACGGGGCAAGGAACGCCACTGCATGCAGTGGCTCGGGGTGGTATTGTGGTTGTGTTGCGG